ATAAAAAATAATTATAATGATTAAATTATCCGATTTATTATCTGAACGCGATCTGTCTGCTAAAGAAGAAAAAATAGTTAAAGCATTAAAGAAAACAGGAAATTTTAAAAAGAATGACCCTGCTCTTTATGCTATTGCTGCTTCAAAAGCTGAAGGATTAGACCCAGTGGGTAAAGAAGATGACGATATTAATAATGATGGTAAAGTAAATAAGACAGATAAATACTTAGCTAATCGTCGTAAAAAAATATCTCAAAACATAGATGAAACTCATTTAGATTGGCCTCCAACTCCTGATCACGAAGCTACTATGGCTATGGGTGAATTAAGAGACATGGTAGAAAATGGAATGAAAGTTTACAGGATGATCAAACCAAATCAACAATTACCAGGTTGGGTTTCAGGGTATATTACCTTAGCTTCAGATTACATGCACAGCATTTCTGAGTATTTAACTGAAGAAGAAGCTACAATGGGTCAAGATTTAGATAATGAATAAACAATTATTGTTAGAAAAGTATATTAAAGTTGCTGTTCGTAAGGCTTTAAAAGAGCAAGAAGCAGCACAAAAACAAGCTGAGAAATCTATGTACTTAGTGTATAGATTTCCTGGTTTGAAAAAAGTTATGCATGACTTAATGTCACCGGCATTTGGTCGTTATGTTACTGGCATCAATATTGTTGCTCCAAAACCAACTACATTTAATATTAGCTTGATTAATGGTCAAGATTTTACTATTTACTATCTAGGTAAAGGAAAATTTATGGCTAAAGTAGCAGGTAAAAAATACTATCCATATAATTTAGGTGAATTAGAAAGAGCAAACCAAGCAATTGCTGATTTATTAGAATTAAATTATGGTACAATAGGCGAAGAAAAAGAACCATCATCTACTCCATCAGGAGATATAGGTGGAGCACCAACCCCATCCCCTGAAGAAACAGCTAAAGGAGATGAATTAGCAGCTGATTTAGCGGCTGCTGAAGAAATACCAGCTGAGGTACCAGCCCCAGAAGAAACTCCAGCAGCATAATGATTAAGTTATTAGACATATTACAAGAAATTGAAGGTGACGCTGATGATGTTAAGGGAAAAGTTGCAAATGGGTTTAATTTAAAACCTTATACTGGTTCTTATTTTTTTGGTCCTAAAGAAAATGCATTTACTACTATAAAGGATAGACCAACACCTCAATTAGAAAAAGAAATAAATAATTGGATTATAAAAAATTTTCCAAACAGTAAAGTAAGAATTAAGTTTGAAGGCACTTATAAAACACTTAATTTTATATTGATTAAATAATGACAGTTATAGACAAAATATTAAACGAGTGGTCATTTCGATGCCACGATGGGGTTGTTAATTTAAACGACCCTATTAAACTGTCTATACTACATGAAATAGTTAATGAATACGAATTAGAAGAATCTATGTTATCGCTAAAATCAGTAAAAAAACGTCCCCAACAATTTGCTAAAAAGTTTTATAAAAATGAACCTTTTAAAGTAGGAAAAGACGGTGATAGTGAAATAGTAATAGATGTTGTTGTTGTAGTTGATGAAGAATTTTTTCCAAATAAACCTGAAGAAGAATCTAATCTAATGGGTGCTCTTAGAGCTGTAGCATCTGCTCGTGATGTTAAATTAGTTGGTCATATAAATGGACAAGAAACAACTATAAGTCTAGGTGCATTATATAAATCAGGAGATTTAGGTGGTCAAGAAGGTGGTAGTAGAGGTGTATCAAACGAAAATGAATTAATTGATGGTATTAATAGTGCTATTGAACAAAATGGTAATGATCCTATAACTATTAAATTTGTTGCTGTTAAAAAAGGACCTGAAATTATAGTAAATGGAGTAGAAAGGGCAGAAAATATGGGTTATTCTGGAAAAAAAGATGGTTTAAAGGGTGATGTTATATTATTTAGCGTAGAAAAAGATCAAAATATTTCTGTAAAAAAAGATGGCTCTTATTGGTGGAGTAGTGAAAGAAAACAATTTGGTGATTTACTTGATAAATTTGTAACACAAGGTAAAGAAGGTAAAATTAATAATTTAATTATTAAACAAAACCCATTACAAGATTATGTTTATGACATGATGGATCCTAGAGATGATAAAAAGTATGGTCAAGTATTAATTTTAAATTATCCTAAAGTAAAAGAAAATCTTGAAAATATTACATTTGGCCCTGACAAAGCAAAAATAATACAACGTTCATTTACACCAGATGACTTTAGTTTTGAAGGAGATACACTTGTAATTAAAACTACAAGAAATATGAACGGAGTAGAAGATTTAGAAGAAGGAGACATGCCTGTTATATGGTTAGCTAGGCATGAAAATCAAAAATATGGTATTGATTTTAGAACATTACCTTTAAAACAAATTAACCAAGAACCTAAACGAGGCAAAATACTAGTCATAGATTATAATAACACACCTGCTTTGCAGTAACATATAGACAGATTCATAGCCTGTCGCATCGAACAATATTAATGCAGCTGTGGCGCACCCTAAAAGGTGGGCCACCTTACATTTGGAAATGTCAAAATTCCTAATTAAATTTATAGATATGAAAAAAATTGTAATTATTGGAGCAGGCGTTGCAGGTATTAATGCTGCAACCAAATTAGTAGATAATGGCTATGATGGTAGCCTAATCACAATTATAGACAAGGGCAACGACCCCTTCCACCGCTTACCTGAAGAGGTAATGACTGGTATGTTAGGTGCCGGTGGTTGGTCAGATGGTAAATTAGTAGTATCAACAGTACAAGGTGGACAGTTGTCTAAGTATTGTGGTGAGGAAAAAGCTATGTCATTAATGGAAGAAGTAGTAGCTAATTTTACTCGTTTCCATCCTAAACCAGAAGATATTTCATGTTCTGATCCTAAGGAAGAACCTGAATTTATTAAACCGTATTTCGACTTACGTATGTCACTTGTATGGCACATTGGTTCAAATTATTTACATGAGATTGCTAAAAATTGGTATACTTACTTAATAAAACACAAAGTAAATTTTATATGGAATGCTGAAGTAAAAAATATTAATTTTAAAGAAAAAAAAGTTGCTTTTAAAAATCTTAATTTTTATGCATCTTGTAGTTATAGTGAATTAATATTTGCTGTAGGTAAATCAGGTATTGATTTTGCCCAATCAGTATCAGATCAATATAAATTACCAACTGAAGCTAAAGCAGTACAAATTGGTGTTCGATTTGAAGCACCACAAAAATACTTTCAGAAATTAATTGATGTATCTTATGACTTTAAGCTATATCAAAAACACGATAATGTATCTATTCGCTCGTTCTGTACTAACAATAATGCTGCTTATGTAGCAGTAGAAGAAACATATGGTAATTTAAGCTATAATGGCCATGCTAAAAAAGGTGAGGAATTTAGAAATGATATGACTAACTTTGGTATTCTAATGGAAATTAAAGGTATTGAAGATCCATTTGCTTGGAGTAGAGATGTAGTACAACAATTACAAGTTGATGGAAAAGGATTATATTATTCACCTAATAAAACTCGTACTCCATCATTAACATCAGAAGGTACTACAGTATCAGCTCATCAAATAGATAGCTTAGGACCATTAGCTGTAGCCTATGGTGAATATTTAGCTTATATTGTTAATTTTATTGATAATATGAATAATATATTTGAATTTGGTAATGATTGGGGAATGTATGTACCTGAAGTAAAGTATTTAAGTCCTGAACCTCTTGTGAACTATACAGACTTATCATTAAACGAATTTCCAAATGTACACTTTGCAGGTGATGCATTAAGCGCTCGTGGTATCACAGTATCAGGTGCACACGGAATTTATATTGCAGAATCACTTATTAAAGAAAAGGCTTTAGAATATTTAGCACAACAATCACAAGAATTAAATTTAGGTTATTAAAATAAAATAAAAATGGCAGAAACAAAACTAACAGTAACAAAAGATGGCTCAATGGTTTATTCATGGATGGGTAAAATGCATTGTTGGGAAGGACCAGCTTATATCCCTCAAGGCAATAAACGTGCCTCTGAATATTGGTTATTTGGTTTTAAATACACTAAAGACCAATGGGAAGATAGAAAGAAAGATGTTAACGGTGTTCCGTTCCATAAAACAGCAGCAGCAAAAGCTACAGGAACTAGAGCTTAGGCAAAGTAATAATTTTATATTTAATATATGAAATTTACACGAGTATACGAACACGAAACAACAACTGAAACTTGGACATTCGATACTGATAAGTTCAGAAATGGACCTATTAGTGTCGATATCAAGTATAAGGATGGTGCTGATAAACAAAAGAACTGGAATAAATTAGCTAAACAATCTAGAGATGATAAGCGTAGTGCTCGTCAAATGAAAAAAATAAACGAAAGAAACAAATGAGAATAGGATTAGCAGGTACAATGTCTGTAGGTAAAACTACATTAGCAAAAGCATTAGGTGAAATTGATCAATTTAAAGATTATAATATACAAACTGAACGTAGTAAATATTTACGTGATTTGGGTATCCCATTAAATACTGATTCTACATTACCAGGTCAATTTGTATTTTTAGCTGAACGTGCTACTGAATTATTATATCCAAATATTATTACTGATAGAACAATATGGGATGTATGTGCATTTACATTAGGTGCTAAATCAATTGATGAATTTGATAAACGTACATTTGTAGAAGCTGCTATGATGCTTCGTAATCAATATGATTTAGTTGTGTATGTTAGTCCAAATGGTGTTGAAGTTGAAGATAATGGCGTTAGAACTACTGATTTAGAATATAGAACTAAAATAGATGAAGTAATTAAATTATCATTAGAAGAATTTAAACCTAATAGATTAATTACAGTTGAAGGTACAACAGAGCAACGTATTGCTACAATTTTGCAAAATATTTAATATTTATATAATGAACAACACTAACGCCGACAAAATGAAAAGTAAAGAACTACGCAAAATTATACGTGAAGCAATAGCTGAGGTATTATCTGAAAAAATAACAATTGATGTATCTAACCCAGCTTCTTTAACAGCATCACAAGAAGATGCATTGATTAAACAAGCAAGAACAAATACTAAAGATTCAGCACTAGGTACCTCTAAAAAACCAGTTGAATTTGTTGAAGAATCAGAATTAGATGAATTAGCTCGTATCGCTAAGGGATATAGATTAGCTGATGATAACGTTGATACATCAAGATTTACTAAAACAATTTCAGGCACATCATTAGCTGACGTTATTAATTTCTTTAGAGAAAATCCAGGTGCTGATAAAAAAGCATTACAAACACAATTTAATTTTTCTCGCCCACAAATCGCTAACGCTATTGTTAATGGTTTAATGGATGCAGGTGTATTAGTTAAATTAGGTGCTGGTGGTGAAGAAGAACCAGCAGGTACTCAAGCACAAGCTCCAGCAGCAACTGATGCTGAAGATATGTTTGTTGGTGGTGCTGAAAACCCATTAGCAATGTATTTTGATGGTGAGCCAAATGCTGATGGTTCTGAAGATATGGTTGAACCAGAAGAAGATGCAATTGAAAAAGCACCTATGGCTGGTCAATTATCAGATGAAGATTATGAAGCATTTATGCAAGCAAGTACATTAGAAGACCGTATTACTAAAGTTAAAAGTGATATATTAAAAACTAAACGTTCAAAACCAGGTGGTGAGTTTTCATCTGAACCATCTACAGAATTAGATCGTTTACGTGCTTTAAGAACAACATTAGAGAAGCGTTTAGCTGATTTAGTTGCTGGATCAAAATATTTACAAAAACGTAGTGGTATTGAAGTAGATGATATCGAATTAGAAGATACAGAAGAACCAATACAAGAAGTCGATCAATATGATCTTAACAAAATGAAATATTACGCAGGAATTATAAAATAAAATATATGAAAAAAGTAGTTTTAGGAGTTTTAGCATTTTTAGTATTAGCTTATATTATTTTTGATAAAGTAAGTGATGCTGGTTTATCAAAAGAATTTTTACAAAAACAAGATAGCTTAGTACAAGCTGTTGATTCAATGAAATTGGATTTAGTACAAGATAGTATTAAAATTGATTCATTGGTATTAGTAGATGTACAATTACAAGACAAATTAGCTTACGCTAAATCTCATGTAAAAACAGTTACTAAATATGTTGACTCATCAAAAGCAGCAGTTGATACTTATAACGAAAAAGAATTAATTACATTCTTTAACAATCGTTACCCTACAGATACAGTAACTAACCCATTACCTTTAGCACAACCAGTATTAGTATCTACAGCTAAAGATTTAGTTGAATTAGATGGTGCAAAACAAATTATTACAATTAAAGATAGTGTTATTGCATTAACTGAATCAAGAGTAAATGGTAAAGATAGTGTTATTTCAGTTTACATTAAGAAAGAAGGTACATATAGAAATATAATGACTAACCAAGATTTACAGATCAAAGATTGGAAAAACCAATACCAAACATTATACTTACAAAATCAAAAACTTAAATTTAAAAACAAAATTACTAAGATTGGTGCAGGTGTGGTAGTTGGTGGATTAGTATATCTAATGATTGCAAAATAAAATGAATAAAGATTTATTAAAAAAATTAATAAAAGAAATTTTAGTAGAAGTTACTGAAGCTGATATGAAAAAGCTTCGTAGAGCTGTTATTTTAGCTATTTTTACTTCTAACGTCCCTAATGAAATAAAAAGAGATCTTAATGCTTCTTCTTCTGGAGCCCCAGATGCTGATGTAAGAAAAGTAACTAAAGTATTTTTAGATCAAGTAGTAAAAGACGAAGAAGATTTATTAGCTAGCCCTGAATATCAAGAATTAAAACAAGATCCTGAATTTTTAAAATTAGCTAAAGCCGTAGTAGATATATTAAATAGAAATAACAAAGCTGGATTATTAGATATGAGTAATATTGGTTTTACTACATCTGATATAACTAAACCATTCTCATATTCTATATTATTGTACCATGCCGTTGAACGAGAAGCAGCAAATCTTTTAAGTTATTTAACAACTAAATATGGAGATAAATTTTCTAAAGAATTGTACAAAATGCTTCCAAGACAATCAAAACCAGCAATTAGACCTACTAGAGAAAATTTAGATGAGTTAAGTGGTGCTGAAGTAAGAAATGAAGTTAATCTTGATTATACTGTTGAAGATGTAGATTCTAGAATTGGTACAAATTTAGCATTTAAAAATTATATATTCCCTACAGGGTATCCTGAAGATAGAGTTAAAGATATTATTCTTAAAGGAAAAGACCAAGATAAAATAGAAGTTTTTAATACTATAATACCAACTAATCCTGCTCTTAGAAATATAAATAACATAAAAAATATTACAGATATAGACAATATAGACTATATTCTTTCAGGTATAGTAAGACATGTTCCACCAGAAGATATTAAATTTTATGTTGAAGAATTTATAAAAAGTGCTAAAGCAAAATCATATGAAAAATCTTTTCAAAATTATCAAGACTTAGTTGATATTGCTCTTGGATGGTTGCCTGGCGAATCAAATGCAATGAAAATTATAGATGCTATCAATCGTAAAAATGATATGATAGGATAATAATTTTACAATTCTTTATAATTAGGTCTAATCGCAAGATTGGACCTTTCTTATATATTTATATACATGAGTCAAGCGAATATTAAAGAAATAATCAAGGCGGAATACATCAAATGTGCTACCGATCCTGTACATTTTTTTAGAAAATATTGTTATATCACTCACCCTGTAAAAGGTAGAGTATTATTCCATTTATACCCATTTCAAGAAGAAGTATTAAATGATTTTAGAGCTAATAGATTTAGCATTATAAACAAATCAAGACAGTTAGGTATCTCAACACTATCAGCTGGTTTTGCGTTGTGGACAATGTTATTTCAAAAAGACAAAACTGTGTTGTGTATTGCAACAAAGCAAGAAACAGCTAAAGGAATGGTAGAGAAAGTACAGTTTATGTACAATTCATTACCATCTTGGTTAAAAGGTAATATAAAACCAATATCTGATAATAAACTATCATTAAAACTAGCCAATAACTCTCAGATAGTTGCTACATCAGCTGCATCAGATGCAGGTAGATCGTACGCCGTTTCGTTACTTATTGTAGATGAGGCCGCGTTTATTGAAGGTATTGATAGGATTTATACATCCATTAAACCAACCATTGCAACAGGTGGTGGAATTATAGCATTATCATCACCAAATGGTGTAGGTAACTGGTTCCATAGAATGTATACCGATGCTGAAATTGGAAAGAATGAATTTAAAGCAATTAAATTAAAATGGGATTTACATCCTGATAGAGATGCAAAGTGGGAAGAAACAGAACGAATAAACATGTCCTCAAGAGAATTTGCTCAAGAGTATGATTGTGACTTTTTAGGATCTGGTAACTCAGTTGTTGAACCTGATATATTATCATTTTATGAAGAAACTTTTATTAATGATCCTATTGAGCGTCGCTTTATGGGTGGTGATTTTTGGATATGGGCTTATCCTGATTATAGCAAACAGTATGTTGTTTGCGCTGATGTTGCTCGTGGCGATGGCGCAGACTATTCAGCATTCCATGTTATCGATGCTGTATCACTTGAACAAGTGGCTGAGTATAAATCACAAGTGGATACCCGTACTTATGGAAATATGTTGGTATCTGTTGCTACTGAGTACAATAACGCTTTACTTGTAGTAGAGAATGCTAACATTGGGTGGGATGTTATTAATACAATAGTAGAAAAAGGATATCCTAACACATATTATTCACCTCGTGCTTATGGCGAAATACAGATGGATAAATGGATGGCTAAAATGGACAGTGATCAAACAGTTCCTGGATTTACTACATCAGCTAAGACAAGACCACTTGTTATCTCAAAGATGGAGGCGTATATTCGAGATAGACAATTTACCTTTCATTCAAAGCGCTTACTTGAAGAATTACGCGTATTCATTTGGATGAATGGTAAGGCACAAGCTCAAAATGGATATAATGACGATTTGGTAATGGCGTTGGGGATGGGATTATTCGTAAGAGATACTGCAATGAAATTCTATCAACAAAGTATAGATTTAAGCAGAGCGGCTCTTGGGGGAATAATTAGAACTACATCGGATGAAGGTCCAACAATGCCTAGTGGTTTAGCTAATCCTTATCAAATGGATCTAGGCAACGGAACGATTGAAGACGTGTCATGGGTATTGTAAGTAATAAATATTTATTGGTATAATAAAACACAAGAATGGCAGATCAAAATCCAGGTTTATTTAGTAGATTAACAAGATTGTTTAGTACAGATGTTATCATCAGAAATGTTGGTGGCAATCAATTAAAAACAATCGATGTAGATAGAATTCAAGCCTACGGAAACGTAAAGACAAATGCACTTATAGATAGGTTCACTAAGTTACATAGATACGGAGCTAATATGCCGTATAACCCAACTATTAACTATGCTACACTTCGTATTCAGTTATACACTGATTATGAAGCAATGGATACAGAATCTATTATAGCTTCAGCATTAGATATCATCGCTGATGAATCTACATTAAAGAATGAGGCGGGTGAAGTATTACAAATTAAAAGTTCTGATGAGAATACACAACGTATTTTATATAATTTATTCTATGATATATTAAACGTAGAATTTAATCTATGGTTATGGATTAGAAACATGTGTAAGTATGGTGATTTTTATTTACACTTAGAAATTGCAGAACAATTTGGTATATATTCAGTGATGCCATTATCAGTTTATGATATGGTTCGCGAAGAAGGTAACGACCCTCAAAATCCATCAAAAGTAACATTTAGAATTGATCCATCAGTAATCGCGGCGGGTGGTATTAATAACCGTTTGAAAGATAAAGATGGTAAAATACAATTTGAAAACTATGAAATAGCGCATTTTAGGCTATTAACTGATGCTAACTACTTGCCTTATGGGCGTTCGTATATTGAGCCTGCTCGTAAAACTTACAAGCAGTATGTGTTGATGAAAGATGCGATGTTACTACACCGTATCACTCGTGCCCCGGAAAAACGCGTATTTAGTATTAATGTTGGTAATATCCCTCCAAATGAAGTTGATGGATACATGCAGAAGTTGGTTCAGAAAATGAAGAAAACTCCATACATGGACCCACAAACTGGTGAGTACAATTTAAAGTACAACATGCAGAACTTAATGGAAGATTTTTACATTCCAGTACGTGGTAATGATACAGCAACTAAGATTGATACAATTAAAGGATTAGAATATAACGCTATTGAAGACGTTGCGTTTTTACGTGATGAAATGTTAGCTGCCCTTAAGGTGCCTAAAGCATACTTTGGATTTGAAAAAGATTTACAAGGTAAAGCAACATTAGCTGCTGAAGATATTAGATTTGCTCGTACAGTTGAACGTATTCAACGTATTGTATTATCTGAATTGTATAAAATTGCATTGGTGCATTTATATACACAAGGATATGATGGTGCTTCTTTAACTAATTTTGAATTATCATTAACAGTTCCATCTATAATCTATGAACAAGAAAAGATTGCATTATGGAAAGAAAAAGTTGACTTAGCTAAACAAATGCAAGACACTAATTTATTACCTTCAGACTTTATCTATCACGACATATTCCAGTTTAGTGAAGATCAATATGATGAAATGCGTGATTTAGTAGTTGAAGATAAAAAACGTACATTCCGTTTAGCTCAAATTGAAAATGAAGGTAATGACCCAGCTAAAACTGGTAAGTCGTTTGGTACACCACATGATTTAGCTTCATTATATGGTAAAGGTAGAACAGGAATGGACATAGAAGGACCAGTACCTGGTGGGTATGATGAAAAACGCCCAATTGGTCGTCCTGAAGAAAAATCATCAATTATTAATACACAAAAAGATCCATTAGGTAAAGATAGATTAGGTGCTGGTGAAAATGGTTCGTTATATACCGCTAATGCTCCTGAAGAAGGTAGTGGTACTCCAAAAGCAATGTTTGAAATGAAACGACATAAAGGTTTATTTGAAGGATTTGCAGTACCACGTAAAGAAATAGTATTTGAACCTGAACAAGAATCGTCATTACTTAACGAAAATAATATCAAGGGCATATAATAACTACATATTTATAGGTAGTGCATACTATACACTATGAAAATAAAACACAGCAAATATAAAAATACCGGTATCTTATTTGAATTATTAGTGCGCCAAATCGCATCAGACACTGTGTCTGGTAAAGATTCAGCTGCTATCGGTATTGTTAAAAAATTCTTTGGTAAAACTGAACTAACAAAAGAGCATAAGTTATATCAAGCGTTAATCACAAGTAAAGCTTTAACTGAAGGTAAGGCTGAATCATTAATTAATTCAGTACTTGAACTTTCTTCACGTCTTAATAAGACGGCTTTACGTAAAGAAAAGTACAATATTATTAAAGAAATTCGCAATCATTATGATATCGAAGGATTCTTTAAAGCAAAAATCAGCAACTATACACAATACGCTGCTGTATCTAATTTAATCGAAGCTCATGGGTCATTAGAATTCATTGAGCCTTCTCAAGTTATCGATAACAAAGTAACACTACTTGAGCATATTACTCGTAAAGAAGTTAATATTGAAGAAGTAAAAGACCGCGTGTTAGAAGAGTACGGTAAAATGGATTCAGGTACACGTATATTAGCCTACAAAATGTTGTTAGAGAAATTTAATGAAAAGTATGGCGATTTAACACCTGCACAAAAATCAGTGTTAAAAGAGTATATTAATAATGTTACTAATACTATTAAATTAAGAGAATTTGTTAATGAGCAATTTGCTTCTATTAACAAACAATTAATAGAATTAATCCCTACAGTAAAAGATAAGACAACTCAAATCAAATTATCTGAAGTAGCTACTTTATTACAACCCTTAGATAAAAATCAAAATGTAAAAGACGAAAATATTATTTCGTTATTACAATATCACCAATTAATTGCTGAATTAAAAGCTGTTAAATAAATGGATAGATTAAAGGAGTATATTAAGACTTTAGTACGTGAGTTGTTAGATGAAGAATCTACATCTGCCGGTGCTGGTCCTTATTCTACTCCATTTGCTTTTTCTAAAGGTAATGGACAAAATGCCGCTACTAAGTATGCATTAAAGTTAGGATATAAATTAGCAAAAAAACCAACTACATCAAAAGTAGTAGATTATAAAAAAATATTTGAAATGAATATACAAGATATAGTTAAACAAGAATTGTTAAATGAGGCAACTTATAAACAATTTAAAAAAGAAGTTAAACATAGAACTAAAGCTGAACAATTGCATAAAGCAATGCGTGAAGTAAAAAGAAAAATAAACGAAATTGATCGTATTGTTGATTATACTCAACGTATGAAACAAGAATTGAGCGAAGGTGATGGTGTAAAATATTGGGGTAGAACAGAAAAAGCTGTTGCTCAAATTTCTGAAATGGTAAATCATTTAAACACTAAAATAAATAACCTTAAACAGTAATGGCAAAGGCTAAAGTAGCAGGAAACCCTCATAAAGTTTCTTTTGGCAAACGCAAATCTGGACCAGGTACATCAAAAAAATCATTTAATAAACATACTCCAAAGCCAAAAGCTTACAGAGGACAAGGCAGATAATATGAAAAGTATACAAAACCAATACAACGACTTAAAAGAAGGTAAAATGTCACAAGCAAATTTCATGAGAAATTTACGCATGACAATGCCTCAATACGTAACTAACATTACATCATTTAAAGATTCAGTTAGAATCCTTAAGAATAAGGGTTTATTACATGAATCATACGGTGGTTTTGATCAAGAAGAAATAGTGGATGAAATGAATATGGAAGTTAAACCAGAAGAATCTAATGATGCTGAGTTTGATGCTATATTAAAGCAACTTGAAGATGAAATGGCAGGTGAAATTGCTGTTAAGTCTGATGTGTTAGATAAGCCATTAGAAGAAACAACAGATGCATACGATATTAAAAAAGCAATTAAGGATAAAAAAATTGATCCTGCCGTAGTAAAAACAGCTGCTGAAAAAGCAATGAGAGGTGATTCAACTGAGTTAGCATTGTTGATGGTAAATGCAGGTAATTTACGTGAAAGTAAAGGTAAAGAATTACACCCAAATCTAATCCACCCAGGTGAATTAAGAATGGGTATTAGAGTTGAAATGGAACATACAGACGATATAGACGTAGCTAAAAAAATTGCTTTAGATCATATAGCTGAAAATCCATACTACTATACAGCATTAAAATTGTCTGGAATTGAAAGTCCTACTAAACCAAAAGAAAAGGCTAAAAAGGAAGTTAAATCTAGAAAGAAAAAAGAAGCAGTTGAATTAATTGATAAAGCTAACCAAATGCAAAAGATTAAAATGCCTAAAACTGTTAAAGAAGCTATGGAAGTTGATCCAAAAGATCCTATTAATACTCCTGATGAAAAAAATGTAAAAAGAGCAAAGGATTTATCTACCACTCTTGTAAATTCTTTAAAAAGAATAAATAGTGTTACTGAATTAGATGGGTTGTTTGAAATAGTTTTAAACGCTACATCTCTTAAAAATATACCTAAAGCAGCTATAATTGGTGCTCTTAGAAGTATACTAGATAGAACACCAGGATCTTCTTTTACTAGTATATTAGTAGACGAAACACCACCTGCACCAACATCTCCAACAACACCTTCAAGTAAAGTAGCAGGTAATATTTTTGGAACTAGTAAAACAGGTGGAGGGGAAAGAGGAATACAAGAAGCTGAAATGCCTACAGAAGATAAAATTGAAGCTGAATTATCAAATGCTTTATCTCAAATGCCTACAACAAAAAGAATTTTAAAAAAAGTAGATTTACCTCAAGAGGTAAATGGTACTATCAAAGCTGTTATAGATAGAACTAATCTTAAAAACATTCCTGATCCTGTAATAATGGCAGCTATGAGAAAAATATTAGCAGACCAACCAGGCCCTTCATTCACAGCACAATATGCTGACAATGCTAATATTGGTAAACCAAATCCATCATTAGGCAAAACATTAGAAGAAAAGTTAAGATTAATGGTGCGCGAAATTTTATCTGAAGAAGCACCTTCAAAAAAAAACGCAGCTAGTGAAATAACAGCTAAAGCTGTAGATTATATCGATGACTACAACGAAGGTGAAGGCAAAGAATATAAGAAAAAATGGCTAGAAAATGTATTTGATTCATATGAAGATAAAGTAGGTCGTCGTTTTGATGACAGTGTATTTGAAGATGTAATTGATATGTTAAAAGCAAAAGGATATACAATGGCTATGAAAGAAACATTTGATGGCCGTGATAATTTAACCAATATGTCAGACGACACACAAGAATAATATGAAACAATTACTAATAGATCATACACCATTTCACATTGCTAAATTAAGCTTATCTGAAGCTAAAGGCACAGGTAATGGTAGAATGCGTATTACAGGTAAATTACAAGAATCAGGAGTAAAAAATGGTAATGGCCGTGTTTACCCACCAGAAGTTTTAAAAAAACAAGTAGAAATGTATGCAAAAGGCCCTGTAGCACAGAATACAGCTATGGGTGAATTAGACCATCCTGAATCTACAATTGTAAACTTAAATAACGTATCACACATTATTGATAAAGTGTGGTGGGAAGGAAATGATGTAATGGGTACATTAACATTATTAAACACACCATCAGGTAAAATTGCTCAAGAAATTATATTAGCAGGCATTCCATTAGGTATTTCATCTCGTGGTATGGGTTCTGTTAAACAAATAGGCGAAACTGTAGAAGTACAAGACGATTTTGAATTATTGTGTTGGGATTTGGTATCAGTACCATCTACTCCAGGTGCTTATATGAAATTATCTGAAGGAAAACAAACACAAATCAACGAAGATTATAGTAAAATAAACGGATTAATTACAGAAATTATCTGTAATGTAACAGGAGTTTGTCCTCTTTGTTAGAAAGGGTCGCGTTTTAACGTATCTACATATATTTATGGGTAACCTAAAATGGGTTGCCCATCTTTTTGCAACTCAGGTATTACAAACAATTCTATTAAGCTTTTTACAATAAGCTTATTTCCAAAATTAAATTTAAGGAGAAACACAAAATGAGTACAAACAAAGATTTGTTTAAGGAAGCTATTGCTGACGCTAAACAAGTACGCGAAGCTGCATTAGTAAATGCAAAAGCTGCTCTTGAAGAAGCTCTTACTCCAAAATTACATTCTATGTTAGCTGCAAAGTTAGAAGAAATGAATGATAATGATGAAGATGAGAAACTTGAAGAAGTAGACTACATCTCAGCTAATGACAAAAGAAACGATTCTGATATGATCAGAAAAAGAGCTATTGACGCAGGTCAAATGTCAGAAGGTGAAGAAGAGCTAGAAGAAGATTTTGATTTATCTGCAATTTTAGCAGAATTAGATTCTGAAGAATCTATTGATGAAGCTAAGAAAAAAGATGAAAAAGAAGAAATCGACGAAGCTAAAGAAGAAGAAGAAACTGAAGACGAAGAGTCTGAAGAAGAATCTGAAATCGAAGATGAAACTGAAGAAGGTTCTAAAATTACAGATTTAACTGTAGATGAATTAAAAGACATTATTAAAGACATCATTTCAGCTGAAATGGGTGCTGAAGCAGACATGGAAATGGGCGCTGAAGACGAAATGGAAGATATGGCTGGTGACGCAGAAATGGCTGTTGATTTAGGCAGTGAAGATGCTGGAATTGAAATGGGCGCTGAAGATGAAATCGACGAAGTAGATTTAGATGAATTATTAGCAGAATTAGATGCTTTAGACGAAGCTGACGACGACGAAGAAAAAATGTACGAAGCTAAGAAAAAAGACGTTAAAAAAGAAAAAGAAGAAAAAGACGAAATGAAAGAAGCGATTGAAACAATCGAAGCATTACGTAATGAATTACATGAGCAAAACTTATTAAACGCTAAGTTGTTGTATGTAAACAAAATCTTCAAAGCTAAGAATTTAACTGAATCACAAAAAATAAAAGTAATTGCATCTTTCGATAAAGCAACTACACCTGCACAAGCTAAAGAATTATTCGAATCAATCCAAAGCTCACAAATTGGAGCTAAGAGAGAAATCGTTAAAGAATCATTAGGATTTGCTTCTAAAGCTGCTGGTATCGCTCCTAAAAAAGTGATTGTAGAATCAAATGATGTAATTTCTCGTATGCAAAAACTTGCAAACATTAAATAAAATTAAATTAAAACAAACTCGTTTAAAAATGAACGTACAACAATTATTAGAATCATCTAATCAGTTTAAAACTGTAAGTGATGATGCAAAAAAATTGAGCACAAAATGGGCTCAATCAGGCCTTTTAGAAGGTCTTAAAGGAGAGAACGACAAGAATTCAATCGCTATGTTATTGGAAAACCAAGCTAAGCAATTGATCGTTGAACAATCTTCTACAGGTGGAACTAACTCAATGACAGGTGGTGGATACAACTCAGAAAACTGGGCTGGTGTCGCTTTACCATTAGTAAGAAGAGTATTTGGTGAAATCGCAGCTAAAGAATTCGTTAGTGTACAACCAATGAACTTACCTTCAGGTCTTGTATTCTATCTTGATTTCAAATATGGTAACACTAAGGCTCCATTCACAGCAGGCGGTTCTTTATATGGTGCTAATGGCACTACAAACGTAACTAATATTACTTCAGCTTCATTATATGGTGCTGGTAAGTTTGGTTATTCAATCAACAGCCAATCATTAGATATCGTAGCTACAACAGGTTCAACAACTTGGGCTACATTTAACTTAAATGCTGATTACTCTGCATCAGCTACAACTTACAAGACTTTAACAGTAACTTTACCAGCTTCTGCTGATTCTAATGCTGTTAGATCTTTCATTTGGACTTCAGGTTCAATCGTTGCTTCTGATATCTTACAAGAATTCACTTCTACAAACGGTACAACTGTAACTTTCGTTGTAACTGGTTCTAAAGTTGCTTTAGCAGGTAATGCTTTCTCTGGTAGCTTACAATACTCAGTACAACCAACTCCAGCTGCTCGTGGCGATTACGAAGATTCTCCTGCAAATTCAATCGCTATCCCAGAAATCAATGTTCAATTGAAATCTGAAGCAATCGTTGCTAAAACTCGTAAGTTAAAAGCACAATGGACTCCAGAATTCGCTCAAGACTTAAACGCTTACCATAGTGTTGATGCTGAAGCTGAATTAACTGGTGTTTTATCTCAATACATCTCTATGGAGATTGATTTAGAGATCTTAGATATGTTAATCCAAAATGCATTTACAGTTGACTACTGGTCAGCAGTAAACAACCAAGCAGTTGGTGCATCAGGTGTTGTAACTGAGAACTTAGCGTTCTACAACACTCAAGGTGGTTGGTTCCAAACTTTAGGTACTAAGTTACAAAAAGTTTCTAACAAAATCCATCAGTTAACTTTAAGAGGTGGTGCTAATTTCTTAGTTACTTCTCCTACAGTTGCTACTATCTTAGAATCAATCCCAGGATTTGCTTCAGATGGTGACGGTGAGAAAATGGAATTCAACTTCGGTGTTCAAAAGGTTGGTACTTTAAATTCTCGTTATAAGGTTTACAAAAACCCTTACATGACTGAGAACGTAATCTTAATGGGTTACAAAGGTGCTCAGTTCTTAGAAGCTGGTGCTGTATTTGCTCCATATGTTCCATTGATCATGACTCCATTATTATACGATCCGAATACATTTACTCCACGTAAAGGTCTTATGACTCGTTACGCGAAGAAAATGATCCGTCCTGATTACTATGGTAAGATCTATGTTGCTGGTTTGAATACTATCTAGTATTAATCCACTATACTTAGCCCCGTAAGGCTATAAATTGAAGCTCGAACGCAAGTTC